GCCGATGGAGCGTCACGCACGCTACTGGGCGGACAAGGTGCGGGAGCGGTTCGGGGTCGTGGCTGACAAGGCTGCGGACCTAGCCGCTGTTCGGCGCTGGATGGCGGATGAGATGACCAAGGATGAGAAGCACAATTGGAAGGACATGCGGATTTCGGACCGCGTGGCTCTCCAGACTCTTGTCACTCGGTTGTCCGTGTTGCCCACTGTGTTCGAGATTGAGGCTGAACACATGGTCCGCAGTAGCCTGGCGTGTGACCTACGCGCCCAGCTGGAGGCCGCTAAGAAGTAGGGTGGCCCGGTCCTAATTGGCGGGGTGGAGACAGGGGTGGATAGCACACCCCACTTCGCCGCATGTGGGATCCGCCAAAAGAAGATCGGGTCGCTCCGCGGCCGCTTGCATCCTGTTTTTCCCGGGTTGTGCGGGATGCAAAAATTCGGTGTGCACAACAACTCGCTCAACAACGGTGCGCGTGCGCTGGTGGAGAGGGTGTTTCTATCCCCCGCTGAGGACGGGGCTCTGGTGCCCCCCCCGGATTGCACTGCGCAGCCCTCTGTGACCCTGAGAAGGTTCAAGCACCTTTTGCTCGGACACGTTGGCCTGCACCGCCCTATAAGTAAGGAGGACTTCCTCGAGTACTATAAGGGCCGGAGGCTGGCGGTGTACGCGCGGGCTGTGCAGGACCTGGAGACCCGTCCGCTCACCGAGGACGACTTTGGGGTTAAGAAGGCGTTCGTTAAGGCTGAGAAAATCAATTTCTCGGCTAAGGCGGATCCAGCGCCGAGGGTCATTCAGCCTCGTGATCCCCGGTACAACGTTGAGGTGGGGGTGTACCTGCGTCCGCTCGAGCATGCCATCTACAAGGCAATTGCGGACGTGTACGGTGGGCCCACAGTCATGAAGGGCTACAACGCGGAGGGTGTAGCTCGGGAGATGCTCGGCATGTGGGAGGAGTTTTCCGACCCTGTGGCCATCGGGCTGGATGCGTCGAGGTTTGACCAACATGTCAGACCCGAGATGCTGAAGTGGGAGCATTCCGTGTACACGGGCTGCTTCCCACAAGCATATCGGGCCAGGCTGCGTTGGCTCCTGCGCGGCCAGATCCGTAATAAGTGCCACATGCGCGTGGGTGATGGGGTGTTGAAGTACAGGGTTGAGGGGAGCCGCATGAGTGGAGACATGAATACGGCCCTCGGCAACTGCCTCATCATGTGCGCTCTGGTGTGGACGCGTGCCAGTGAGCTTGGAGTCAGAGTCCGCCTCGCCAACAACGGGGACGGCTGCG